GCTGTAGTTAAGAAGTTGAAGAATTTCCTTCTTGATCATCCTATTCTTTGGAATTGGATGGAGCTTGTGGATGATCCTTGGTCTGCAAAGACTGTGGTGGCCCTTAAGTTTTACAAATATGTGCGTGATTTACGAGTCTTAGTTGACAAATACAAGTATTGGGTAGCAGGATTGAGCGCCATAATTGGTGGCTTGGTAGCTGCAGGAGCTTATAGTAAGTTTAGTGGCAAAAAAGAAGATGAACCGCTTGGTAATCCTATTACGGTCGATAAAGTTGACCTGAAATCGATGAATGTCATAAACTTTCGTAAAGAGATGAATTTCCCGGAGACCCAGTTGCGGTCTTGGAATAAACAAGCTGCTCAGATATATATGGTTGAGTTGCAGAAGTCCGGAGTGAGTTCCGGTGATCTTGAGCGTATGGCTCGATCTAACACTTTTGAAGCTAACATGTATATGACTATTGAGGGTAAGCGTATGATGTCTCCGACTGTTATATTTTTTATAAATCAGCAGTTAGCGTGTGTTAATAGGCATTATGTTATAGACCCGGATACTGATGAGTTTACTAGTGATCGTTATTTGATAGAAATCGATGGAGTAGAGATGAGTCTTATGACAACTGATTTCTTGGATGACCCACGGTGTGAAATGCTCGTTTTCCGTCATTTTTTCAATTTCCCTGTTCAAGCTTTACAAAAGTTTTTCCCTGTGAAAGAGGTGCAGATTAGTCTGAAGACTAAGCCGTTGTATCCTCCATCCTGGGGAAGACCTGATGTTTGGTTAAACTCGAGAGTGAGAGATTTTGCCTTAACTAAAGGCAGGAAGTATTTAGGACTTGCCTGGCCAGAAGAAGGCAAGATTGGTCTGTGCGGAGTTCCCGTGATTGGACAAGTTGATGGTGGTTGTATGCTTTTAGGATGCTTGTCTTTTGGAGGAGAGATTTCTGGTTTCTTTTCCGGGACATCGCATTTGACAGGAGCAACGCTGTTCAGTAAAGAATGGTATCAATCAATCCTGGATAAGGGGAAGTTTCCCGTAGCTAATGATGTAGTAGTAACCACGTTGTATGGCAACGAGATGATTGGTCCCTTAGATATTAATTCTGAGTTGAGGAATGTTCCATCGCCACACTTGATGGTGGTTGGAAGTTTACTCAACGCGGGATCTTCTAAATTTAAGAGCCAATTGAGGCCAACTGAGATATATGAGGATGTAGCTCCTATGTTATCCAAAAAGCATTGGTTTCCAACCAAACTTAGGGTAGTTAAAGATGGAGTGCATATGAGTGCGTTTATGCACACCTTTGCGAACGTGAATCTGAAATGTGATATTACGTTAACTGAAATGAATTATAGTGTGTCGCATTATGTTCACCAGGTTACTACTAGTAGTCATACTAAGGATCTTCGTTTGAGTCCATTGACTCCTGCAGAGACTGTGTTTGGATGCACCGAAGCTGATGTTGATCGAATGAATTTTAACACTTCGATGGGATCGCGTCTTCGGACCGTAGGTATGAAGAATAAGAATGACATGTTTGTTCTTGGAACAGACGGGTTGTACTATTTGAAGCCTATTGTCTCGGATATGTTGGTTGATTTGCATTCGCGTTTGTCCGCAGGCATTTTAGAGTATGCCGAGATGGATGCTGTACCTAAAGATGAGGTACGCCCAGAGGAGAAGTTGGAAGAGGCAAAAGTGCGTATTTTTTACGTATTATGTTTCGTTTACAACTACTGGGGACGAATGATGATGATGCCATTGATTCAAGTTTTGTTGAAATTTTCAGAAGTTTCTGAGTGCTATGGCGGAATTAACGCTGGTAGCGCAGATTGGATAAACTTGGAAAGCTTTTGTTTAAACAAGGATCTGTTACGTTTGATGTAGATTTTGAGAAGTATGATGCCAGTCATGGACCTCAGTCCTTTGAAATGTTCGCTAGAACCATGTATTGGTTAGCGATAGCATTTTATCGGGATGAGACGATTGCTGGGTGGATATATTTCTTTTGTCTAATGTTTAGATGGCAGATAGTTCGCTGGATGAAGGATATTTTCCTGAAGTTCAAGGGTATGCCGAGTGGATTGATTTTTACGCTTATTATGAATTCTGTTGTGAATTCATTATTATTGCGTATTGCATATCTAAGAATTTTTGGCGAGCTGATGTCGTTTTCGAAACGTGACATTAGGTGA